TTGCGAGAACAGGATAGTGGAAACTTGGATGAATCGACACAGGCGTTGTTGAAAGATGTAAAGAAATTATTGGATGCTGGACGATTGAACGACGAACTTTTATAATAGGTAACTATAGCTTTTGGCATTCGTAGAAGAAAAACCCGCACTTGATACTCCGTTTCCTAATGTGCCGGAAATTTGGACGTGCCCAATCACCAATATGAAGGTGCCCAAAGGGTTTCATCAAAATTTAGAGTACCGGCAATCCGTACTCCAGAAAGCGGAAAAAGATACGGGGCTACAGCGAGAATTATTGGCAGCGTGTGCAGTTTCCCGTCTTTACTGGTTGAATACTTTTGGCTGGACATTTGCTCCGCACATGTTTGTTAATAGTCGTAAGCGTACCAATCCGCATCCCCATCAACCGTTTATCACCTGGAATATCCAGGACTATTTTGTAAATGAACTTGGGCAGGCAATTGATGATGGGCAGGATTTAGGGGCAAATAAGAGTCGTCAGATGGGTGTGACATGGTTAATCATTGAAGTATTATCTCATCTATGGCTGTTCCATGATGACATTCGTATATCAGAATTAAGTCGTATCGAAGATTATGTTGATAAATTCGGGAATGATAAGTGCCTATTTTGGAAACATGATTATATCCATGAGCGATTGCCCGCTTGGATGCGCCCTCCCGAATGTTTGCCAAGCGAAAAAAACCGTGTGCGGATGCTGATTACAAATGCTCGGAATGGGAGTATTATTGATGGGGAGCCACGACAAAAAATGCAGTTCGTGGTGGAACTCGCAATGTTATTTTTAGTGATGAGTTTGCAGCGGTTGAAAATGGCGAGGCGATGATCCGTGCAATTGGAGAAGCTACTTCCTGCTGGTTGGTTAATAGTACCCCGATCCCCGGTTCCGCCTATTCTGGTTTAGTCCAGTCGGGGCAGATGAAGTTTATAAAAATCCCGTGGTGGGAGCATCCTGAAAAGGGTCGAGGTCGATATATTCGATATGACGAAGCTGTGCAAAGGTGGGAGATTCGCTCGCCGTGGTATGATATTGAGGATGCAGAGCATGACCGGGCATATATGGCTCAAGAACATGATATGGAGCATATGCTTTCCGGTGCCACCTTTTTTGATGTTGCCGTGTTTGACGTGCATAAAGCGAAATTTGGGAAGGCCCCGCGAACACTCTATGATGTAAATTATAAAGAGGGGATCGCCAACGATCAAATTCCTCGTCTTTTGAAGTTAAAAACGATTAATGAGATAGTAGCTCGTCCCTCTTCTAAGGGACATTTACAACTCTGGTGCAATCTGGTGAAGGATTCGACTGAACGTGAACGACCGGATCAGTCAGTGGAGTATGTATTTGGGGTGGATGTCAGTAAGGGACAGGGAGCCAGTAATTCGGTTATCTCAATCTGTAACGCCGATAGTGGAGAGAAGGTGGGGGAATGGGTGGATTGTAATACCCCCGCCTACCGCCTTGCTCGTATCGCTACCGCCTTAGCTTTATGGTTTGGGGGCCGCAATCCTCGACCTTTAGCATTAATCATTTGGGACGCCAATGGTGATCCGGGGATTGAATTTAGAAACGTATTATTTGAAGAGTTGCATTACCCCTATTACTATAAAGATGATCTGGTAGGGCAAGAAGTTGCAAAGAAAAAGAAAAGTTTGGGGCTGCACCTTGACCGCACCAAAAAAGTTGCGGTTTTAAGTTATTACCAAAACTGTATTGCAAATGAGTCTTTTAAAAATTCCAGTGAACTTTCTTTAGATGAAGCCAAAACCTTTATAAAATTTAACGACGGGCGTATTGGCCCGGCGCAGTTTGCCTCCGAAAAAGGTGGAGCGCGTCTCGCACACGGTGATCGTACTTCTGCTGATGCTCTTGCTTGCTGGGCTATGAAGTCCAAGATTCGGGTAAAGCGTAGTGCCGCTAAAAACGCTCCGCCAAATAGTTTTGCCGGGCGATTCCAAAAGTTTAAAAGAGAACAAAGACAGGGTAAACGAAATAAACAGTTTCAGTTTGGGACAATAGTTCATGCCTAAAAAAATTACTATCCCTGTGATTTCGGATGCCATTGTAGCCTCGACAAAGAGGATAAGTGGGTATCGAAAAGTCCGGGCATTTTTGATAAAAGAATATGTGGGACGATATTATATGTCCCTGCCGCAATATAAATCTGAACGTCCCCTAAATCTGATTAATGCAGCCTTGCGAGCAATAATTCCTAATATTGTTATGAAAAATCCTGAGTTTTATGTTTCTACCCCGAATACTGAATTGTGGGCAGGGGCGGATAGTTTAACTACAGACCTCAATTCTGCCATTAAACAAATGAAGTTTTCAAATACCCTTCGGGCCATAATGGTCGATATGTTTTTTGGGTTTGGCGTATTTCATACAGCGTTACATTCAACCGATACTTTTGTGACAGTTGATGACATAAATCTTGATCCGGGTCGCCTCCAAGTAGAACGGGTTGATCTTGATAATTTTATCTTTGATCCAACCGCTATGCAGTATTTGTTTACAGATGCTTCTTTTCTTGGGCATTTTACACGAGTTCCCCGCCAGCGACTATTAGATAGGGAGGGGTATGACCACGACATCTTGAAAAAAATTCCAACTGCGGCAGAACACGCAAAATCCAAATCAACTGCTTCTGATATTTCATTAGTACAGCAGCATGGTTGGGGATACGCTGAACATCGCGATCTTATTGATGTCGCATGTTTATATTTTCCGAAGCAACAAGTAGTAATGTTACTTCCCGACCCGCAGACTACTCGCCCGGAAAAACCTATCTTTATGACAGAATATCATGGTCCTGATGGTGGACCATATAACTTTTTATCAGTGAGTCAACCTGTCCCTAACAATCCTTTTCCTATTGCCCCAATTAGTTTATGGTATGACATGCACGATAGCGCCAATGATATATTTAAAAAGGCAATGAATCAAGCGCTGCGACAAAAAGATGGGGTGGTGTATAGTCCGCTCAATGCTGATACTGCTCAAGACATCGTAGATTCTCCAGACGGTTTTGCTGTCGCGGGTGATCCCCAAGGAGTTAGAGAAGTATCCTTTGGGGGGCAGAACGCTAAAAACATGGAGTTTACGGGCGCTTGTCAAACATGGTTTAACTACTTGGCGGGTAATCCTGAAATGTTAGCGGGGCTACAGGCTGAGACAGATACAACCGCTACTGCATCACAGATACAAAGTGGGCAAGCAAATATTTCGATTCAGGATGCAACATACCTTGTTGAAGAGTGTGTTGAGGATATTGGTTATAAACTGGCTTGGCATTTAATAGATGATCCTACTAATATTGACTATTCCAAATCCGATTGGCTTGAGTTCCAAATGGAATTGGTGGCGCGGTCCATGTTGAAATTGGACCCGCAACTCCGAGCAAGACGCATTCAAGAGTTCTTTACTAATGTAGTTCCACAAATGGCCAATGCGTCAATGTTAATGACACAGCAGGGGATTGGGTTTAACATCCAGGAGGCGCTTATTTCTGTTGCTTCCTCTTTGGGCATCGAAAATGAAATTGCCCGTACTCTCAACGATCCTTATATCCAGCAGAAGATGCAGAACATGATAGCGATGGGACCGGCTAAGGCGTCGAAAAAGCAGGGTACTACGAATATGGAAGGCGGGGGAATGGCTGCTCCGGGGGCCGCTAGTCCCGCTAGTATGCCTAGCGCTGCGATGGAACAAAATCAGGCCCCACAACAAGCAACCGGACAAACGGGATTTGGAGGTTAGTTATGCCTTTTTATGTATTTAAGTGCGCGAAATGTGATGCAATACAAGAAGAATTTCGGTCTGTTGCGGAATGTAGTAGTCGCCCTGAATGTTTTGTATGCCATGAACTTATGCACCGGGACTTCCATGCGGAAAAGGCTCATGTAGCACCAGAAGGGTATAGTAAAAAAATAGTATCTCATTCTCTTGCTATGAATCCTGACCAAATACCCGAACATAAAAAGGCTCATCCAAATATTGCTGTAACCCCGGATGGATGTCCGGTATTCGATAACTATTCAGACCATAACCGCTATTTAGAAGATGTGGGGTATGTTAAAAGCCCTGCTAAAAAGAAAAATAGTACCACACTCACATTAAATGGAGAATCATAATGCCCGAAGAAAGTTTACTCGCTAGCGAAACCGTTGAAAATGCGGAAACTAATACTACTGTCCCGGAGACGTTACCCGGCGCAGAGAATGAAAAAGTGATTGAGGCCATGAAGAAAGCCGTCCCCGGTTTCTTTTCCCCAGCGCCGGAAGAAGGTTCATCTGAACAATCGAGCGAACAAGTGCCCGATAAATCAGTGGAGACTTCCCCGGACCCCTTGAAATCAGATGGACAAAGCGAAGATTCAACGCCGCCTAAACCCGAAACCGAAACCCCAAAACCGGAGGAAAAACCTACTCAAACAACTATCGACTTACCGGAAGCCCATATCCGTGCTTTAACGCATAGCGGATGGGAGCCAAAAGACATTGAAGAAATGCAGAAAGTAGATACGGAGTTACTTAAAAAAACTGCCGAACGTGCATATGAATCCGATCAGCGAGCTACGCTACAGTATCAACGAGCGGGAACGGAATTGTTAGGGGGTGCTTCACCGGCTGCTCCCGAACAAAAAGTTGACCCTGTTGTAGATGTTTCCGCAATTGCGAAACAGTATACCAATGAGTCGGGAGAAATTGCATCAGATGTTCAGCCTTTATTGGATGCGATTTCTACGCTCCAAGGTAAAGTTGGAGAACTTTCATCTAATCAGGCATCTGTGTCTCAGCAAATCAATGCCCAACAGCAAGCGGATCAAGCTGCTGCTACCCAGGAACTTGAACAAGAGTTAAATACTTTTATGGGGTCCACGGTATCGGCGGATGAAGAATATGAGAAGTTTTATGGGAAAACCTGGGATGCTGCTACGCCTCCCCAGATGCAGAATAGATTAGCTGTATCGAAACAGGCAGGTATTATTAGTGCGGGGGCATATGCATATGGCGAAGATATGTCCTACACCGATGCCCTCAGACGCGCCCATTCTCAATTGGTTGCTCCGGTGGTCGAAAGAAAAATCATTGGAAACATTAAAAAGACCTTAACGAAGCGACAAAGCAATATGGCAGTTGATATAGTTTCCGCCCAGAAAAAAGAAGAACCTGCTAAGGGCGGCAATACTATCGACGATACTTTTCGTGCTGTCGCGAAAAAAATGGAAGAAATTGGATTTGTTTAATAGGAGATAAAAACTATGGCTGGAATTAACCCCGCCGATCTAAGATTACTTGTACAGACTACGTTGGAGAACTTGCCGGATCAGAATTATGATGTCGGGTGGGATCACCTTGACTACCTTGCGTGTCGTATTTTTAACAAAGAGCAGACGCAGATAAACGGTGGTGAAAGCATTACTCGATATTTGCAGCTTGATCCCGGAGGCAATGCTCGGTATCGTTTGCCTTTTGATACGGACTCTCCGACAATTAATACCCAGATGAAGCGCGTCAATGTTCCTTGGACACGGATCGGAACTCATTGGGCGTGGGACATTACGGAATTGTTGCAGAATCGTGGAAACCCACATGGCATTATAGATACGGTGAAAGCCCGAAAACTTAACGAAGTTTGGGGTCTTTATAATCTCATTGAAGAGCGTTTTTGGAAAACCCCAACAAACGCCAACGATGTGCTTTATCCCTATGGTATTCCCTATTACTTGAACGCTATAGATGCAGATTCGACGACTGGTGGATTTGTTGGTCAGACTATCCGGTTCCAGGATGCTACTACTTCCACCACTGCGGCTAACCTAGATGCCAGCACTAACACTAAGTGGAAAAATTATGCGGACATCTATACTAATGTCGATAATGATTTCTTAAAGACTTTCCGAAAATTGATTGTCAAAACAGGTTTCAAAGTTCCTTATGGGATTAAAGACCCCACAGATGGTCGTGTTGCTTCAAAGCGAATTTGCTGCGATGCTGATACTGCGGTTGAACTTATGACACTGCTTGATGCCCGCGATGATAACCATCGACCGGAAGATTTAATGGGCCAGGTCAAGATCAATATGAAGTTGTCGGAAGAGGGGGTATTGACCATTAACCGCATTCCCGTTATCCCGGTTACAGAGCTTGATGGTGTAACAGACCCTGTGACGGATACTGCTTATGCTCCGATCTATGTGATTGATTTTTCCAAGTTGGTTCCGGTAGTCATGCAAGATTATTGGATGA